GATTCGCTGCTTCGGTTGTGGGCGCAGGAGCTGCATTCCGAACATTCGAAAGGGGGGCTTGCTGGGGGGAACATGGTTGCCATGATGATGGAGAGCAATGGGCAACTGATTCGTGGACGGCGGGCCTTTCGTGCGCCGCTGGAGAGTTCTCTCGACATCGAGCTGATCGTTAACAAGCATCTTCCGCCTGAGCTGGTGACGGTTGTGCGGGAGCATTACTGCACGCTCGATGTTGATATGCGCTTGCGGTACGCGCACTGTGGTTGTGGCCGTGACACGTACTACCAGCGCCTACATGAGGCACACCTGCAGATCTTCGGCGTGATGATGGGGATGGCTGCGTGACCCCAGGCTTTCGTCCGGCTGTTGCTGTCCCACCGGCCCGCCTTGTCCCACTATGTTTAGACGTAGTGGGACAGGTGCGGGCCTTATCTTTGCTGGGCTGTCCCACCGTCCCACCTTGCAACGTCACCCGCCCGCATATGCGTAGCAGACACAATGCGCGCGCGCTTCACGCGCCAGCGTGTTTATAAATTTCTCTCTTTACACGAGAAAATAGATAAATAAGTAGGACGGTGGGGCTAAGCCCCGAATCTAGGCGCTCTCAGGCGTCCCACCTCAATTCTAAAAGGTGGGACAGATGGGACGCCGCCGAAACAACAGAATGCCGTGGTGAGTTATTCGCTTACATTCGCTAGACGTTCACCCCACATTGACCACTTATTCACCGGGTGGCATTAAACCGGGGTTGCTGCCACCGGAATCGCCCTGTAAAAAGTAGTCATCTTCGATAGGTGCGACCGCAGAGTGCGGCAGGCACCACACCACCAAACCCGGCCATTGCGCCGGGTTTTTGCGTTCATGGAGTAGGCGATGACAAGCGAGCAACAAGCACTGGCAGAGATGCCGATCTGGTTAGTGATCGTCCTGGCTCTGGTCGGTGGCGTATCGGGGGAGATGTGGCGGGCGGACAAGGATGGGGCGCGGGGCTGGGCGTTGTTGCGCAGGCTCGCGCTTCGGTCTGGTGCCTGCATTGCCTGCGGGGTGACGGCGATGATGTTGATGATTGCCGCCGGGATGTCGTTGTGGACGGCGGGCGCGTTGGGTTGCCTGACGGCGATGGCCGGTGCGGATGTGGCCATCGGGTTGTACGAACGTTGGGCTGCCAAGCGACTGGGCCTTTCCGAGTCGGCATCGATCGACCGAACCTGAGAGGCAGGGGCGAGGGGGGCGCCGGTTTTTCCGGGTCCTCCCCGAGGGCCACCCCCTACACGGGTTACGGAACTCGCGGGATCTCTGCAGCTGAGAATTTCACAGGGATGTCCGTCTTTTCAAAGGGTTAGATATGGGAAGGACAGTCAGCAAGGCCGACTTGAGCGAGATCGTCGGTCGCGATGAACGCACCCTGACCCGCTGGCAGAACGACGGCATGCCTGTGACCGAGTTCGGCCTCGGTCGGGGCAACGAAAACCAATACGACACTGAAGCCGTGATCCAGTGGCTGATGCACCAGGCCGCACTCAACGGCAAAAAAGAATCTTCCCGCGACCGACTAGACCGGATCCGCGCTGACCGCGAAGAACTCGCGATGGCCAAGGATCTTGGCGAGGTGGTCATCGCTGCCGATCTGATCGAGCGCTTCGAAGCAATGATCACCGCTGCAAAAGTGGAGTTGCTCAACTCTTTCCCTGACGTGCTGGCCGCCGAACTCTCGGCGCGCTACGACGTGGAAGTCGACGAGCAACTGATTCGCGACCCCATTGAAGCCATCCTGAGGAGGCTTTCTGACTATGACAAGGATGATGCCCCGTCAGATGGATATTCTGACGAACCGGACGATACGGAGAGCCTTGAGGAAGACGGCGACTAAAGCGCTGCGCGGCGCTTGCCGCAAGTGGGCGCCGCCTCCTCGAATGAGCATTATCGAGTGGGCGGACAAGTACCGCTGGCTCGCACCGGAGGAAGCTGCACGCCCCGGCAAATATCGCTTTGACGTTACGCCTCACCTGATCTGGCCGGGCGGGCCACTGGAAGCGCTGGATGATCCCGCTGTCAGTGAGATCGTCGGACGCAAGTCGGCGCAGGTGGCATGGACGTCGGGTGTTCTGGGGAACGCCCTGGGCAAGTGGATCGACATTGATCCGTCACCCATTTTGGTGCTGTTTCCCAAGGCCGAGGCGGCCAAGCAGTACGTTGGTGAAAAGCTCGAGCCGATGATCGAAGCCACGCCGCGCCTGCGCAAGAAAGTCGACCTGCGAAGCCGCAAACTACAGCAGCGACAGGACTTCAAGCGCTTCCCTGGCGGCTTCCTGAAAATGGTGGGTTCCAACAGCCCGGCCAGCGTGAAGTCCACGCCGGTGCCGCGAGTTGCCATTGAAGAGCCGGACGACTGCAACCTGAACCTGCGAGGCCAGGGCGACAGTATCAAGCTCGCCAAGGAACGACTGAAAACGTTCCGCCGCTCGAAGATCATCATCGGCGGTACACCGACCATCAAGGGCTTGTCCGCCATCGATGCGGAGCTGGAACTGTCGGACAAGCGCGTCGGCCTGGTGCCGTGTCACGAATGCGGCCAAGAACACGCGTTGAGCTTCGACAACCTGCACTGCGACGAGGATCCGGAATACCTGCATGAGGTATACGGCAAGAAGCGGCCGGAGAAAACTTTCTACTCCTGCCCGCACTGCGGTGGAATCTGGGATGACAACCAGAAGAACGCCAACCTTAAGCACGGTCGCTGGTCGGCTACAGCAGAATTTCGGGGGATCGCGGGTTACATCCTCAACGAGCTGTACGCGACGTTTTGGGGATCGCGTTTCCAGGTGTTGATGGAGAAAAAGCTGCAGGCCGAACATGCGGCCTCACAAGGCAACATCGGACCGATGATCGCTTTCGTCAACAGCTCCAAGGGCGAAAGCTACGAGTATCAGAGCGATGCACCGAAGACCGATGAGCTGGAAAAGCGTGCGGAGCCTTATGCGGAGCTGACAGCGCCGAAAGGTGTCCTGCTGATCACCGTTGGCGTTGACGTCCAAGGCGACCGCCTCGCTCTCACAATCATCGGTTGGGGACGAGGCGAAGAGTCGTGGCGCTTGTACTGGGGTGAGCTTCACGGCAACCCCATCGATCCCCATGACGCCGTTTGGCAAGAACTGGATCGGGTTATTTCTCAACCCATACCGGTCGAAAGCGGTGCGCAACTGGCGGTGTCGGCGGTCAGCATCGACAGCTCTGACGGCAATACCAGTGACGCGGTGTATGCCTACGTGCGGGATCGTCAACGCTACAACGTTATGGCGATCAAAGGCGCCTCTATCGACAGTCGCGACAAGGAGATCTTTACTAAGCCTCCGCAGTCGGTGGATACCTCACAGGACAACACCAAGGCCGCGAAATACGGCCTGCGAGTCCACATCGTCGGTACGCACAAAGCGAAGACGCTCATTGATGGGCGGCTGCGCCTCAAAGGTGCTGGACCGGGGCGCATGCATTGGTACTGCGAGATCCGCTCGGACTACTACGAGCAACTCACCAACGAAGTCCTGGCACCGCACCCGCGTAACCCCAGCAAAATGGTTTGGCAAAAGAAAGCCGGCCGTCGCAACGAAGCGCTGGATTGCGAGGTGTATGCCTTGCACGCCGCTCGCAGCCTGAAAACTCACCTGTTACGCGATCACGAATGGGACCAGTTGGAGCAGCAGTTGCTGCAGCCAACCCTGTTCAGTACCGAACAACCGGTCGCACCGGTACCGCGCCGAGCTGTCGCTCGTGGGCGGGGCACCCGCAGTCGCGCGGGCTATTAAGGAAACACATATGACAGACGCACAACAGCGCCTCGCGGAAGTCCGGGCGGCGATCTCTGACGTCCTGAAAAAAGGCCAGCGCTTGCGCCGTGCGGATCGCGAGCTTTATCGCGCTGAGCTGAACAGCTTGCGTCTTCTGGAGCAGCAGTACGCTAGAGAGGTCGCGTTGGAACAGGCTCAACAACAGGGACGTGGCCGCAACCGTGTCTCCTACATGAAGATCTGACTATGGGATTTTTTCGAAAAGACCCGGCCGAGCTGCTGATGCGCGAGGCCCTCAAACTCGCCAAGTCGGCAAACGAGTCCAGGCCTATCGTCGCCCAAGGGGGCGGGGGCGGTGTTGAGACGCGTTGGCGCGGGGCTTCGCGCGTACTGCGCAGCATGGCCAGCTGGATTCCCGGTCTTGGCAGTCCGCGTCGAGATCTCGACCAAAACGAGCGTCGAATGCTGGTTGCTCGCTCGCGAGACGCCATGCGCAATCACTTGATAGCCCGTGCGGCGATCACGCGCTTACGCACCAATGTTGTAGGAACCGGGCTGGTTTGCCGGTCACAGATCGATCATGACGCATTAGGTCTCGACGAGACGCAGGCTGAGAAAATCAACAATCAGCTTGATCGCTTGTGGTCGCTGTACGCCGATGATCCACGCGAATGCGACGCCGAGGCGACACTCAACCACTACCAGCTACAAGCACTGGTATTGATCTCGTCCATGGTGGGTGGTGACGTGCTGATTGCCAGTCCTGACGATGAGCGCCCCGGCTGCATCTTCAGCACGCGCTTGCAGTTGATCGAATCGGACCGGGTCTGCAATCCAGCCGGGCAACTTGATGGCACGAACCTCGTGGACGGCGTCGAGTTTGACCGGCTGGGGGCGCCTTTGGCCTATCACGTCTGCACCGGATACCCCAACGAATACACCGCCGGCCAAGCGCTGAAATGGGAGCGTCTGCCGGCCTTTGGCGAGGCCACGGGCCGGCGTCGCGTCATGCACGTCATGGCCGACAAGGAGCGTCCCGGACAGAAGCGCGGAGCGCCTTACCTGGCTCCGGTGCTGGAACCGCTGCAGAAGCTGGAGCGCTACAGCAGCGCCGAGCTGATGGCGGCGGTGATCTCCGCAATGTTCACGGTGTTCATCAAAAAGACCAACGACTTTCAAGTCGGGAATCTCCCGCTGACCGCATTAGCCAACGAAGGCGACGGTCCCGCAGGTGACACGACGGCTGACGGCGAACTGGCTCTGGGCGAGGGGGCGATTGTTGATCTGGGCCAAGGTGAGGAACCGGTCATCGCCAATCCCGCGCGGCCTAATGCGCAGTTCGATCCGTTCTTTACGGCAGTGGTGAAGGAAATCGGCGCCGCTTTAGAGCAACCGATGGAAGAGCTGTTGCTCCACTACAGCAGCAGCTATAGCGCAGCCCGTGCGGCGATGTTGCAGGCGTGGCGTTTTTACAGCCTACGCCGCTGGTGGCTGATATGTGACTTTTGCCAGCCCAGTCGGGAATTGCTGATTGATGAGGCGGTGGCCCGTGGATTGATCAGCCTGCCGGGTTATGCGGACCCGGCGAAACGCAAAGCCTACTGCCAGGCCATCTGGATCGGCCCCGCTCGGGGCGCCATTGATGAGTTGAAAGAGGCCAATGCTGCCGGTAAGCGCATCGAGATCGGTGTCAGCAACGAAACTCTGGAAACCGCCGCAATGACCGGCGAGCCGTGGCAGCAGGTGTATCGGCAGCGCGTGCGCGAAGTCACCCAGCGGCGCAACGATGGCCTGCACGTTTTACCCAAAGGGCGGGAGCAGGAAACACCGCCGTCCGCCAACCCCAACGAGGAATAACCATGCCCCGCGCATTCGAGCTGGCTGCATCGCAGCCGTGGCTGATGCTGCCCGGCGCCCTGGATAACTTGCTGACCATTGCAGATCGCATGGGCGATCCGGCGGCGCTGGAAACACGCACTGGCATGCGACTGGATAACAGCCGCACTGTCAGCGTACGCAATGGTGTGGCGATCATCCCGGTAGTCGGTCCGGTGTTTCGCTATGCCAACCTTTTCACCGAGATCAGCGGCGCGACCAGCACTCAGGTGCTGGCCACCGACCTGCAGACAGCGCTCGATGATCCCAAGATCAGCGCGATCATCCTCAACATCGATAGCCCAGGCGGCGTTGCCGCCGGCATCAACGAACTGGCTGACCAGATCCATGCGGCCCGTGACCGTAAACGCATCGTTGCCTACATCGGCGGCACTGGCGCAAGCGCGGCCTATTGGATTGCGTCAGCTGCCAGCGAAATCGTCATCGACGAAACGGCGCTCGCCGGGAGTATCGGTGTGGTCGTCGAAGCTGTGGTCGGCGGCGAGGAAGGCAGCGGCCGTAAGCGCTATCAGATCGTCAGCCGCAATGCCCCGAACAAGCGCGTGGATCTCTCTACAGAAGAGGGGCGGGCCAAGGTCGGCGAAACAGTAGATGCCATGGGCGATGTGTTCGTCGCCAAGGTGGCCCGCAACCTGGGCGTGGAGCCGGAGCGTGTTCCAGAGATGGGCGACTTCGGAGGCCTGCGCGTGGGCGCTGCGGCTGTCGAGTCCGGCTTGGCCCACCGTCTGGGGTCGCTTGAAACATTGATTACCGAACTGGCCAAACCGGCCGCCACTCAACCGAGGAAATACAACATGACCACCGTCAGCAGCACGGCGGAGTTGCGTGAGGCGCTGGCCGCCGGCACGGATCCGCAAACCATCGAAATCGCTCAGGCCAATCAGCCGGATCTCGAAAGCATCCGCACCCAAAGTCGCGAGGAAGGCGCTACTGCAGAGCGGCAACGCATTACCGGCATCAATGCAATGGCCAGCAAGGGTTTCGAAACTGAAATCTCCGCTGCCATTGAAGCAGGCACCACGGTTGAAGCCACAGCGCTACAGCTGTTCAAGGCAGCGCAGGATCGCGGCATTTCTCTGAGCGCCATCAAGGCCGACGCCACTGGTGCATCGACGTCCACTCCGACGGGCGATGCCGCTCAGGGTGAGCGCAAGGCCGTCGTAAACGCCATTGTCGAGGGCGCCTCGCGCCGCTGATTGGAGAACATTATGAGCAACCCAGAACGCCAAACCTATGTCCCGGACCAGCTGTCCGCCGGTGCCTTCCCGGTGATGATCGACACCGCCGTGATCGCTTCCGGCCAGAAGCTCAGTCGAGGCGCCGTCCTTGGGCAAGTAACGGCCAGTGGCGAATATGTGCTGTGCAAGGCCGCAGCAACCGATGGCTCCGAAGCTCCTGCGGCTGTACTGGATCAGTTCACTGATACGACCTCAGGCGCGCAGGTAGCGCCAATCCGCCTGACCGGTGAAGTGCTGGCCAGTCAACTCACACTCGGCGAGGGTTTTACTTTGGCGCAGGCAAAAGCTGCGCTGCGTTCCCTGTGCCTGTTCGTTCGTTAATACGGAGTCTTTGATGGATATTTTTGATACCCGCACCATGCTTGAAGCGGTCGAGCAGATGCCAACCGCGCGGCGCTTTTTGCTGAACACCTTTTTCAACGGCGGCAGTCCTGTAACGTTCCCGACCAAAACCGTGGACATCGACATCATCAAGGGCAAGCGCAAAATGGCGCCGTTTGTTAATCCGCGCCTGCCGGGCAGTGTGTCGTTGCGTGAAGGCTATACCACCAGCACCTACAGTCCACCGTACATTCAACCCAAGCGCGAGACCACCGCCGAGCTGGTGCTCAAACGTTCGGCCGGCGACACCCCGTTTTCCTCACGCACACCGCTGGAGCGTGCCGGGCAATTGCTCGGTAAGGACCTGCGCGATCTGGACGACGAAATCATCCGCCGGGAAGAGTGGATGTGCGCCCAGGCACTCACCACCGGAAAGGTTCGCGTCGTGGGAGAAGGGGTGGATGACACCATCGACTTCCTGATGGCCAGCGATCACAAGATCAGCCTAGGCAGCGGTCAGTGGGGCACCGAAGACGGCGATCCGATTGCCAATCTTCGTAGTTGGAAGCGCAAGATCGCCAAGGATTCCGGCCGCACTGCAAACACCGTAGCCATGAGCGGCGAAGCGCTGGATGCATTTCAATCCAGCTCAATGGTGATAAAACAACTCAACACTCGCCGCGTTGACATGGGCTTGATCAAGCCAGAGGAACTGCCAGACGGCGTGACTTACCTGGGCTATCTGAATGATCCCGGCGTTGACCTTTACGGTTACGACGAGTGGTATCTGGACGACGAGGATGACGAGCAGCCAATGATTCCGGCAGGTGGCTTGATTCTCGGCTCGACGTCCACGCGCAACGCCATGCTGTACGGGGCGATTCAAGATCTGGAAGCCGTGGAAAGCGGCTTGGTCGAAGCGGCGCGCTTCCCGAAGAGCTGGGTGACCCAAGAGCCGAGCGCTCGTTGGCTGAAGCTGCAGAGTGCGGCATTGGCTGGCCTGCTCGAACCGGATGCGTTCATTTACGCCAAGGTGGTGTGACATGGCCAAGAAAGCCGATTTTCTGGTGATCGACGGTTGCGTGCAGGATGGCCGCGTCGTTGTTGTGAAGGGCGAGCCTTACAGTCCGCCAAGTAAAGGGATTGAGGAAGCGTTACTCGCCGAAGGGCGTATCGCTCCGCTCAAGGACCCCCGAGCCCAAGAACTGCTGCGCCAGAAATCGGGCGTTGCCAATGAGGACGACGACAGCGGCGGTGAGTGATGGGTTTTCGCGAATTGAGCGACGACATGGACGCCTTGGTGCTGGATGGCTTGGGCGACATGGCAACCGTCGGCGGTCGAGAGATCGCCGGTTTCTTTTCCGCGCCATGGCTGCAGCCGCGCATGGGGCGGATCAACACCGCATTGCGCGAGCCGCAATTTGAGATTCGCGTCGTCGATGCGGCGGGTGTTGAGCCGGGGCAACTGGTAGTTGTAGATCTGGCAAAGCAAGACGGGGGAGGCCAGTACGATCTGGTCAAGCTGGAGCCAGATGGTTCCGGCTGGGTGGCATTGCTTTTGAGGGCTAAAGCATGAGCGTCGGCAGCCATTTCAAGCCCTCGGCCGGCGGCGGGATGATCTCGCTACAGACCTCGGCGGCAGACTTGAAAGCCTTTCAGGACTTTGCCGCCCTGGTGCCGAAAGCAGCATCCAATGCCCAGCGTCGCGCGATCAATAAAACCTTGCGCTGGCTTGCCACCCACATCGCTCGCGCCGTCGGTCGGCAGGAACGCATTGCGGTCGCCGCTGTACGACAACGTCTGAGGGCTTACCCGGTCAGCGGCGGCGCGAACAGCGGCAAATTGTGGTTCGGCCTCAACGCCATGGAAGCCAGCCGCATAGGCCGGGCACGGCAAACCCGATCCGGTGTGTCAGTCGCGGGGCGACGCTTTCAAGGCGCGTTCCACAAGCGAGTCTATGGGAGCAGCGCAGATGTCTGGATCCGCGTCGGCAGCAAGCATTTCAAATCTGCGGATTACCCCGATAGCGATGTCAGTGCAGCCGGCGGCGCGAGTTCGGGCTGGATTGCCGAACATGACAACCGCTTCCCGCTGGCCAAGGCCAAGGTGTCGCTGGAGCAAGCCCGACCGCACTTCGATAGCTGGGTGCGTAAAGCAGACGAGCATCTGGTGCATGTCCTGCAGCAGGAACTCAATTTTGAAGTGCAGAAGTACTTGAAGGGGAAATGACGCAATGGATTCAGTCGACGAACCATTCAGTCTTGAGCAGCTGTATCGAGCCATCGAACGACATCTTCATGATCATTTGCCGGGCGTTCAGACGGTCGCGGTCTGGCCCAACATTGATGATCGCATCGCCTTGCCGGCGGTGCTGGTAGAACTGGCAGAAATGGAGCCGGGCGTTGATCCGGGGACGGGAGAAACCTGCTTGGCCTGCAAGTTTGAGGCGCGGGTGATCACCGATCCCATCCAGCTCGACCATCATCAGCAAGCAGTGTTCTTGGCGGGTCAGTTGGCCGTTCTACTACGGGCGCAGTCTTGGGGCGTAGAGGTCGAGCCGGCCGAGTTCGTTCAGGCCATGCAGGACTGGACCAAACCCGAACTGGACGGCTACACGGTCTGGGTCGTGGAATGGACACAGCAGATCTACCTCGGTGAAACCTGCTGGCCTTGGCCGGATCAGCCACCGGGGACGTTGGTGTTTGACGTTGAGCCGGGTGACGGACCATTCAGGCCCGAGGATCTGCCGTGAGTTATGCAAGCGCCCAGCATGACCGCATGATCGCGGGGGCGGTAAAGGCTTGCTACGTGGTCGCGGTGGATCTGTCCGCTTCGCCGCCGGTATGTCGCGTGTCGGATGGCAGTGAATGGGTCAGCGCCTGGGTGCGGTGGCACAGCATCGCCGCCGGCAAGGCCAGGCACTGGCGAGCGCCGTCTTTGGGCGAGCAGGGCAGTTTGATCAGCCCCAGTGGTGACGTGTCACAAGGCACGTTTGTCCCGGGCTTGTATGGCAATGCCGGACCGCCGCCAGATAACCGCGACCACGTCGAGGTCTGGCGTTTTGATGATGGCGGCTCGCTGATCTACGACTGGCAGGCCAAGAGCTACAGCATCACCCTGCCCAGCGGCACGGTCACCATCAAAGTGGCCAGCACGGAAGCGGTCGTGACCGATAGCGCGGTGAACGTGACCACCGGCAACATCAACCTGAAAGCGGCGGTGATGATCGACGGCGCGCTGCACGTTACCAAGGGCATCACCAGCGCCGGCGCAATCATTGATGCCACCGGCAACAGCAATCACCACACGCATTAATTGCAACTCACCACAGCCCGCCCAGTGCGGGCTTTTTCATGCCTGGAGAACCACATGGCCAAGATCGATACGACCTCAACCGATACGCAAGCGTCCTCGGAACCGCCATTGTCATCCTCAACTTACTCATCGCCTGAGTCCTTGAAATTCCGCGACAAGCTCTACACGTCGCGACTGGTGATCGTGCCCGGTACCGACCGTTCCTATCCGGTGGAGAAGGCGACGGTCGTGGTGCCGGCCTCCGACATCGAGGCGGTCAAGTTCCTGAAAGCCAGCGAAGAATACGAGCCGTTCAAGGAGTGACATCGATGATCGGAATGGATCGCCAGACCGGCCTACCCATATCCGGCATTGAACACCTGCGGCAATCCATTGCCGACATCTTGAGCACGCCACTGGGCAGTCGCCGGCACCGTATGGAATACGGCAGCAAGCTACGACGGTTTGTCGATTTGCCCATCAATGAAGGCTGGAAAAGTGCCGTACAGGCTGAGGTTGCCCGCGCTCTGGGACGCTGGGAGCCGCGTTTGAAGTTGGATCAGGTGCGCGTCATTTCCGTCATTGGCGGGCAAATCAATTTGCAAATCGTCGGGAAGTACCTGGGCGACAGCGTCACTTTGGAGGTGGCCGCATGAGTACCGTAGATCTGTCGTCGCTGCCAGCGCCGACCGTGCTGGAGCCTCTGGACTTCGAAGAGGTTTATCAGGACGGGCTGAGCGTGTTTCGCGGGTACATGGGCGTTAACTGGACGGCGGCGCTGGAAAGCGATCCCGTGGTCAAAGTGCTTGAGGTCGGGGCTTACAACAAAGTCGGCAACCGCGCTCGCGTTAATGACGCCGGCAAGGCGCTGTTGCTGGCGCATGCTATTCGCGGTGACCTCGATCACTTGGGCGCGAACGTCAATCTGCAGCGCCTGGTCATTCAGGCCGAGGATCTGCTGGCAGTGCCGCCGGTACCCAGGGTCATGGAAGACGACGACCCGTTTCGCGAACGCATCCAGTTGGCCTATGAGGGTTTGACCACAGCCGGCCCGCGTAACAGCTACATCCTGCACGCGCGTAATGCCTCGGGGTTGGTGGCAGATGCCACGGCTGAAAGCCCGAAGCCCTGTTACGTCACGGTCACAGTGCTGGGATTGGACGGGGAAGGCGAAGCACCGCCGGAGCTGCTGGCGACAGTAGCCGCTGCGTTAAATGACGATGACGTCCGTCCAGTTGGTGATCGGGTGACCGTACAGAGTGCAGAGGTGATCCGTTACGAGATTGACGCCATTTTGCACATGGCCAGCGCCGGCCCGGAAGCGGATGCCAGTTTG